TTTTTTGGTATCGAAGGAAGAAGCTGGAAAGTGGAATCCCGGAAGGTTAAAGAAATAATCTACACCAATCTCTACAAACTCGTAATGTTTCTCAATCCATAGGAAGTTTAAAATGATGATCAAAAAGGATAGTATCCTCTACACCAAAATCGTGAATTATCGCGCTGCATATTGTGGTGGTTCTTTATCCATTAATTATCTAATGGACATGAATGATGATGGTAATGTCTGGATTTATACCAAGGATAAAGATAAAGATGTGGATGATGATGATTATATTGTGACATATGAAGAATCGTTCCACCTTGGTAATATTTTTGAATCTAAATCGAAGACGCCGGATGTTCCAAACGTTTCCATCGAACTTGAACTTCTTGAGACTCAGCTTTCAAGGTTGTTTGAACGATTTGATCTATACAAGCTGAATGGTGGCCTGATGTTCTCCTATGATGTACGGGACTCCAACTTGGATGCACAGATTTACTACAATGGCTGTGACATCATCAAAAAAATAAGGAACATAAATGCCTAACTATACGCTGCTTGACAAGACCACGAACGAAGAGTATGATGTAACAATGTCATACGATGACTTCGTGGCCTTGCTTGAATTTGACAAGAACATTCAACAAGTCTTCCAGCCCCTTCACTACGCTTATCGCATCGGAGGCCTCAAGGTTTCCGAGGCTTGGCGTAGCCGACTACGGGCCATGAAGAAGGCCAATCCTCGCTCAACAATTGAAATTCCCTGAAAGTATAAATAACAATGTCGCCAGAATTTAAGGAAAGGACTTCATTGTTGTCTGTCAGGAATAAGAAAGACCCAATCGTAAAAGTTAAAGCTGTAAAGCCTTCTAAGCCATTCATTATACGAGAAATAAAACCGGCAACCCTCAATCAAAATAAAGCCTTCAAATCCTACAATAAAGACAAAAATCTGCTGTTCCATGGCATGGCCGGAACCGGAAAATCCTTCATCTCCATATATCTCGCACTTGAAGAAATCATGGATCAACATGATCCAAGTCCATATGAAAAGTTGATTATTGTGCGAAGTGTCGTGCCTACCCGAGATGTCGGATTCCTACCGGGTAGCGTGGTCGAGAAGGCTCAAGAATATGAGGCACCTTACGAGAGCATCGCTGTCGAATTATTTGGTGTCCATGACGCCTACAAACAGCTTAAAAATCGGGAACTTCTTCAATTCAAGACGACTTCCTTCATACGCGGTATTACCCTTAATAACTCCATCATTCTGGTCGATGAGATTCAGAACATGGATGCGGATGAGCTAAGAAGTATCATCACCAGAACAGGCGACAACTGTAAGATTATCTTCTCAGGCGACTTCCGCCAATCCGACTTCCGAGGCCGTGATAAAGAATACAAGCATGACGTGGTAAGCTTCATGGAAATTATCAAGACCATGCCGAATGATTTCGACATCATCGAGTTTGGAATTGATGACATCGTTAGATCGAAGCTTGTCAAGAACTTCTTGATTGCCGAGGATAACTATCTAAAGAATGTCTGATCCTTGGCTGCTAGACGGTAAACCTTTCGAAGAAGAGGATATCCCCGAGGGAAAGATTGGATTTGTTTATCTGATCACCAACCTCGTGGATAACCGTAAATATATTGGGAGGAAAATTTTTTACTCCACCAAGCGGCTTCCGCCCCTGAAGGGAAAGACCCGAAAGCGAAAAAAAATCACAGGCTCCGACTGGCAAAATTATTATGGTTCCTCCGACGAAATGAAGGAATTGATATTGACAATCGGCAAGGTTTCCTTTAGAAGAGAGATATTGCATCTCTGTGGTTCCAAGTCGGAGCTATCCTATCTGGAGACGAAGGAAATCCTCGTCAGAGACGCCCTCATAAAAGATGAATATATTAACAAGTGGCTTACCGCCCAGATCAACGGTAATAATTTAAAGGGAATGATAATTGATAAACATCGGTGTGAGACTGAAGGAAGACAAGAGCCTATCCCAGACTGATCGGCTTGCCATCGCACTCAACAATCTTTTTAATGATAGCGGTGAAATCAATCGCACATATCACGGCGTATTCTCCGAACCATATAATCGCTACACAGGCAAGGCCGAGGAACATAAGGATTCCAACGTCGAGGCCATGTGTGACGTGATGATCGATGGTGAGCCGCATTCGTTCGGTTGGCGTTGGTGGGGTAAACGGGCCGAAGTCCTCATCGAAGAGATGAAAAAGACAGCCCTTGAACTGAAAGATATCTGAAATGAGTGGTTATGAATTCACCTTTGGGAAGTCTCCTGCGTGTGTAAAACTGGCACAAGTCTTTCAAGAACGTCCATTGAAGACTTGTCAACTTAGAAAAGCCAGCAGACTATTTCAACGTTTCCATGATACTGTGAATAGTATTCATAATATGTCAGCTTCCAAGAAGATCAAGACTTATCTTCTCAAGCTTCTTTATGAAGACTGTACTGCCTATATCGAGACAGCATTTTTTGATAAAAATGATTTGATAGTTTCTCAATTAATGAAAAATGTCTTGATGATGTATTATGCGGAGGCCCGAAGAACTATTAATGAGGCACCTATCGTCATGGATGAATTTGATCCAAAGACTTGGGTTTTTAGAGATGAATTTTCCAAGAATGATTTTTATTTCTATTGTCCGATGACAGATAAAGAATATTTCGGTCCTTATAGAAATAAGGAAACAGCCACCAGATTATCTTTGAAATATAACAACCTTTTCTGGGAGAAAAAATTATGAATTTCAATGAACTTATGAAAAGAAAATCAGTCGCTAGAATAAATCTAATCTATGATGAAGAGGAACCAAATATTTTTCAAAATCCAATCATTGGGTTGGATATGTGGTGGTTCTTCGATGAGGCCTACCACGATCATGGTCCTTATGATAGTAGAGAAGAGGCAAAAACTGAACTACATCGTTATTATCATTTTCTAAACACAGGCGAGGTTATATAAAATAAATGAATGATACTGTAAAACGTGGTTTCAAGCGAAAGACGATTGTCGAGACGATTGAACGGAAGATGAATAAGTGGATCAAGTCGATTGACGATGAGAAGCTTCAGAAGCGTGTCAAGGCTGATTATATCGTGACGGGCGGCGCAATCGCCTCCATGCTGCTAGGTGACATGCCCAACGACTATGACGTGTATTTTCAGACGCCAGCCGTTGCCCTCGATCTTGTTAATTATTATCTTGGCAAGGTCACCAAGTCTGATAAGGTCAGCCGAATTTACGCCGAGGAAAGTAATCGTGGTGGCGTCAAGGTAATGATCAAGTCGGCAGGCATTATCCGTTCCGAAGAAGAAGATTTCAAGGATTATGATTATTTCGAGGCCACCAATGGCACGAATATCGAATCCTATCTGGATAAGGAGTCTTTCAAGTCCAAGACGCCTTACACCGTGGCGATGATTTCTTCCAATGCCATTTCTCTGCATGGTGACGTACAGATTATCACCCGCTTCGTCGGTCGTCCCGATGTCATCCATGAGAACTATGATTTCGTGCATGTCACCAATTGGTTTACGGAGGCCTCTGGACTGGTTCTTAACGATGAGGCGCTAGAAGCCATCCTCGCGCGTGAACTTCGCTACGTAGGGTCTCTATATCCAATCTGCACCATGTTCCGCATCAAGAAGTTCCTGAACCGTGGCTGGACCATCACCGCAGGCGAGATGCTGAAGATTGCGTGGGATATTTCGAAGCTTGATCTGGATGACATGGCAGTTCTCTATGATCAGTTGATTGGCGTCGATGCAGCCTACTTCCACCAGCTTATCACCATCCTGAAGAAGGTCGATAGGACCGAACTGGATCGTACCTATCTATTCGAGGCGATTAACCGCGTCTTCGATCAGAAGGACGAATCCGAAGATGAATTTCATGATTTGGTGAAAGATGGGAATTGAGTTTTGGAATCCCGCCGACATCCAATATATTTATTATCCAATCGTTCGAATGCGTTTGATTGATAAGAAATGGTGGAAGGAAGGTAATCATGCTCCTTTCATTGCCGTCAAGGTAACACGAGCAAGGGCGGATGGCACCGAAAGAGCATATGATGAACTTTATTTGTTCAACAGCGTGACCAAGATGGATAATATTCATCATTGTGTTTTTAAAGAGGATGATGTATAATGAGTTTTTTTAGTAAAAGTAACGACAAGACCCAGATCAAAATTCTGGATGAAGTAATCAAGTCTCAGGCGAATTATATCGAAGCACTACAAAACAAGTCTGATGCGTTTGAAGGCCTATCAAATACTCTTCAAATTTTGGTGGATAATCTTCAGGCTTTGGCAGACGAAAGAGAAAAAAGTCTCAACATTTATGTGAAGTGGTTTGAACAAATCACACCCAAGACATTCGGAACCGAAACAGAAAGGAATGAAGATGCTACCAATTAAGGTGGAAGACCTGACACAGGAACAATATGAACAGCTAAGGAGGGATTTCTATGAATATGAAAGAGATTCCATAATTCTTAATGCCCTTTATGCTGGTGGTGTCGATAATTGGGAATATTATGGCGATGCCATGAAGACAATTGATGATGAAACCTATTATGGAGACGACCTATGACAACGCAAGTTACAATTAAGAATGACCACGGCTGCGACGAGACCAAGCGGGTGCGGGTTTTCGTGGTGGATAGCCGCACCGACGAAAACGATGTTCTTCAGACGACTTATGTCTCCGAACATTTTCTGGAGAATGGGGAGCAGATCAGCCTCTACCTCTGGAAGGGTCACACCCTAGAAATTGAGGAATACGAAATATGAGTTTATTTCGTAAGAAGCCTGTTGTTATTGAGGCTGTAAGGTGCAAAGACCTTCATTATATGATGGGCGAAGATTGGTATGCGCTGCCCAAGTGGTTTATTGATGCCTATGAAGGGAAGAATGAATCGGGAGTTAAGACCATCATCGGCTTAAATCATCCATCTCGTATTGAAATTGTCACGCTTGAAGGTGTTATGACAGCCGATATAGGTGATTGGATTATACGTGGTGTAAATGGAGAATTATATCCTTGTAAGCCGGATATTTTTGAAAAAATCTACGATCCGGCCTAAAAAACTAAATTTATTTCTTGACAGTTCGAAACGGTTATGAGATAAATAGGGCATAGACGTTGATACGTTTAGATAACTAGGGAAGACCGGGGGGCAGTACCCCGCCGGTCCACCAAAAGTATGTGGGAAACATGTAACGATTAAGTTACGACCTATCTGTCGAGGTAGATAGCCAGTGGAGGGAAAATCCACGAACATGACAGAATACTTTTGATGGGCCGGAAACAGGATCGATTCCTTTGTGAAGTGGATGAGTAGTCTATCGGGCGAAAGCGCCGTTACTGCAATAAAATCGTAAATGTCAACGACAACGTTGCATTCTCTGAGGAACTACGCCTAGCAGCGTAATCTTCAAGTAGGGTTTGCTGGTTTTCCTAGTAACAGAAAAACCAGCACTAATCTTTGGATTAGACAGGGGTATATAGAGCGGCAATTATAAGATGTCGGTCTTTGAGGGAAGGCGAAAACAGGATGTCATCCTTTTAGAGGATGGTCCCTCCATCTTGTTGGACTTTATGTACCCCGCTCTAATCCAATGAATAAGTACATGGGTTTTCGAGAAACAAGATAATCTAACACAACATAGGATTATTGTTCCATGTACTTTCCTTTTTCCTTGACACCATATGTCCAATCTGATAAATATGTTGCATCGCAACATAAAAAAGGAAAAGACATTGTTCAGTAAAATTAGAATTGCTATTCGTAACTATCTCGCGTATAAGGAAGCCTTCAGAGAGTTGAATTCCTACTCTGATCGTGATCTAGCTGACATTGGAATTCGTCGTGTAGATATTCCATTCATCATTTCGGCCCATATGAAGGATTAATATTATGAATTACTATCAGGCATCCTCGGCTCCTGTCGTTGATAATTTTCGGGAGGTCAGACTTCTTAGTGTGAAGAGGATGACCGATGTTGATAATCGGATGCCGATGGCAGGCATCACCTACGATTTGGAAGGAAAGATTTATCATATCGCCGTTCCATATGAGGATTTGGCCACGATGTATCTGTGTGTTTCAAATAATAAATACTCTTTTTAATAGAGAGTATTAATGAAATCTTTCAAGGCGCTTCTTCGGGAAGAAAATCTAATCAAACCCATCAAACCCGTCGAAGGCTTGCCCCAGAAACCTGTGACTTTGGGTGACGGTTCGGCCTACACGCCAGCACCTAACCCAAAAATCAGGAAGGTGGCGGAAGGTTATATGAAGGCCTCTGGTCTTCCCTATAATCCTCCGAAGGATTTTAAAAAGGTCGATCCCGAACGTGCGACGCGCATTGCAGGCGAATTCGACAAGATGAAGCACGATCCTGACCATCCCGATGTCAAGGCCTCCTATGACGCTCTGGCGAAGGAAACGATGGCGCAGTATCAGCACATCAAGAAATCTGGATTAAAAGTTTCTTGGATGAAAGATGGGCAGAAAGACCCCTACGCCAAGACGCCTCATGAAGGCGCGGCTGATGTCAAGAATAATAATCATCTATGGGCCTATAAGACCGAGAGCGGCTTTGGTTCCGGCGACGAGGATACGACTAAAAACCATCCCATGCTTCAAAAGACTGGTGAAAAGGTCGATGGTCATGAGATGGTGGTGAATGACGCCTTTCGTGTCGTTCATGATTACTTTGGACACTTTAAAGAAGGCTTCGGCTTTAGGGCCAATGGGGAAGAGAATGCTTGGCGTCATCATGCATCCATGTATTCTCCACTAGCCCGAGGGGCCATGACTGCCGAAACTCGGGGGCAGAATTCTTGGGTTAACTACGGCAAGCACGGTGAACATAATAGAACTGCTAGTGCAGCAGATACGCACTTCGCGCCACAGAAGGCCGGATTAATGCCGAAGTGGACACAAGAAGAGGGAATTTAAATGACAGAAAATGAAAAAAAAGAATTTCAAAAGGCCTTGAAAGAGGCGATTGATTATGCTATTAAAAGAATGGGACTTGATAATTTCAAGGGTAATAAATGTCCCTTTTTTGGGAGTAATAGATAATGCAACCTTTTTTATCAATTCTAAGAGAACGGGCGGAAGACGCCTCGATCAATACCATCGAACGGCTGGTCAAGACAAAGAACGTCGGTGGCATATCGGCTGAACGTAGCAACCTGTCAGCCGAGGAAAACACCGCTCGAACCGCGCAACTTAGGTCTGATCTGATTGCGCGTAAGATTGACCATATCCCCGTCAATGGGAGATATACAGAGAATTTTGGTACTCCTAACGCCAAGACGGTTGACGGGGAAAAATCCTTTTTCGTTCATTCTCATAAGGATATCTTGCCACACCTGAAGGAATTGGGTACAAAGTATGGCCAAGATTCGATTCTCCACAAATATCAGCACGAGGAAACCGCAAAACTGCATGGGACGAATGACGCGGAATATCCCGGCAAGGATAAGACCGACGACATAGGTAAATTTAAACCAAAGTTCAAGGGTGAATTCCACTCGGTTCTAAAAAATGGCGACGCCTTCTCATTTGCCGCTTGACACTATGGGTGATTTGGTATAAATTAAATCTCTAATCAGTTGGAGGAATTTATCATGGATGTCTATGTGTCGATGGATCGTATCGAAGACTATAAGAATAAGGTCAATGAGGAACTTCAAAAAATTGAGTTGGAGGATGAATTCATCGATAATGAGATGGCCCTCCAATGTATCAACTACGGATATTCTGTCAAGGATGCCGTTGATGAAATTTGTCGTGTCGTGGAAATGATGAATTGGTTTTAATAAAATGGCCCGAGAAAAGGAGCCCGACTTCAAGCGGCTCATGACTGACTCGGAGATGACCGATGCTTTCAATAATTATTTTTACGATTATGGTCAGACGGATGGAGTGAAATTTCTCTCCTTCTATCTGACCGAAATCAAGGATGACGAGATGGTCGGCCTCCTAAAGAAGGCAGACCACAATAATATTTCGTTGACTGCCTGCTGGATAGCGCGTATTCTATGGAAGGGTAATCTGGTTCCCCAGAGCAGTCTGGATTTTCTAAACGAGGAACTTGATAAGATCAGGAACCGCGCGAAGAAAGTTATTGTCGGAGAAAAACTTCGACCCAAACTTGATCAACCAATCGAGATGGTTGCGTTGGAATTTATGATAACATTAACCCTTGATAAGTGTATCGAGGATGCCGCTGTCAATTTCATGAAAGGAATTTAAAATGTATATTCATCTTGTCAAGGTAAAGACTGGTGGTAGTGATCTTTTTAATTTGTATGGAGATGGTGTATATGCCACCGAAAAAGAGGCACAAACAGCACTTCAGAAAGATCATGATGAGGGTCAATTGGACCTAGAAATTGATGATTACTTCATTGCCAAGATCGAGGTAAAGAAGATCATGGTGCCTGCAAAGCCGAACTTCAAGAAATACGAGGTTTAATACATGGAATATTGTGATATGCCTCCATGTGAACTGAAGGTCATGGTTGAGATTACAACATCCGACCTGTATGATCTTCTGAAGGCAGAAGATGATTTGCATGGTGAAGGTATCGGGCCAGATTTACGGCCTCTCATCAAAAAGATTTTGAAAGCATTTTGGGAAGAGTAGGATAACATGTCTCAGTTTAAAACTAATCCAGAACGATATCTGGATCGACCCACCATCGACAGAATTCGAAAGATTGCCGACTATCATACTGCCGTGGGCGGGGTCGATCATGATAACATCCTCACCTATGCGATTGGCGACATCCATGGCATGGATAAGTATCTTTTGAAGATGTTGGAATTTATGACTCGTTGCGCCAAGGAGTCGCCCGAAATCCGAAACCTTCCCTCCCGCTTCGTGTTTCTAGGCGATTACGTTGACCGTGGGCCGGGGATTGCCGAGAGCCTTGCGATGGTGCGTCTCCTTCAGGAGATGATGCCAGCGGGTCAGGTTGTGGCCCTGCGTGGCAACCATGAAGAGATGCTGCTAGCAGACTACGTTGACGATAGTGATGGACCATCTTTTTTCCGGGAAGAGTCATCCAATGGGAGGTCTTTCACTCGTTGTGGGCAGGGTCTTGAAATTCCCGCCGACCTGATTTCCTGGTTGGCGCGGCTTCCTTATAAGTTTGAGACGAAGGCGCAAGTTTTTGTTCATGCTGGTCTCGATCCTAGGTTTAAAATCCATCAGCAAAACAAAGCAACCATGATCTGGATCAGGGGTGAATTTCTTGAATCTGACCATGATTTTGGTAAGCGCGTCGTGCATGGACACACACCTAGTCTTAATGGTGTCGAACACGAGGCCTTTCGAACAAATCTGGATACCGGCGCTTGCTTCGGTGGACCCTTGTCTGGGGCTCTATTCGATCCAAATACCAACAATCCTCTCTCATTCTATCTAGTGACTGAGAATGTCAAGCGAAAGCTTCAACTGAGAGGCGGGGATAAATACATTATCGAAATCGATGAAAAGAAGGAAATTAAATGACTGAAGGAGTAGACAAGGTGTGGGAATCTGGAGACAATGCCATCGCAATGATGAATGCACAGACGGCGAAGCTAGAGGCCGAGGAAAAGGAAAAGCTGGCCAATCATCCATCTAACCGCCCCACGGCTGAAATTGCCCGTCTTCAAAATGCTGGTATCGAACCTGTTGTGGAAGAAATTCTTCTAGTAGAGACCGTGGAAGAATTTCCTTCTGTAGAGCCAGAGAAAAAGGTCGATGAAACAGAAATTCCTCTTGACAAAGTAGAAGAAACAGCGCAAGATACGGAAACGAAGGGAGAGTAATTAACTTCCTTTGTTAGATAGGTCGTCTAAAGTAGGATACATGCCCATAGAGGCTGAGATGAAGAATCAAAACCTTCCCTATCTCGATTTGAAATGTAGTCAGGACAAAAAATGACGCCAAGCTTTTAACTTGGTTTATGGGGGATTTGTCCAACCCCCAGCATCTTCCTTTTAATTCAAAATGGGAATTTAATGAGCAGAAAAATTTCATCACCTGATGGTGATATTTTACATGAAAAATATATTAATAAAGGGTTATCTCCAAACCAGATAGCTCTTGATTTTTCTGTGTCTAGACCTGTCGTATTGACATGGTTAAGAGAGAATAATATTAAAATGAGAGGCCATAAAGATGCCTCCGCGCTAGTCGGAGAAAATCAAAAAGAACAAATTCGACATGGTTATGAAGATATACATCTAAAATTATCAGATTATGACTGGTTATATAACGAACGAATTATAAAGAAGAAATCAAAGAAGAATATTGCTGCCGAATTGGGGTGCAGCCCGACAATAATAAACAAATACCTTTCAAAACTAAATATACCCTTGGTAAGGTATAATGAATCTGAAAATTCTATCAAAGAAAGGTTGTTGAATAAAGAATATCTTTTAGAGTTATACAATCAAGGAAAGACCATGGATGAAATTGCCATCCTGATTGAATCATCCAAGTCCACAGTTTCATTATTTTTTAAAAGACTTGAAATAGAAGTAAAGAAACAATCCGAGTACGATCCTAAGTTTATAAAGGTCTCAAAGGCCCACCAAGAAATTATTGACTATATTAGGTCAATATACGACGGAAAAATTCTTATCAATAATAGAAGTATTTTTGGTGTAGAGATGGATATCATCATACCAGAAAAGATGCTCTGTATTGAGTTTAACGGTTTGTTTTATCATTCGGAAGACGCCGGAAAGGATAAAACATATCATCTAAGCAAAACTATTAAATGCGAAGAGAAGGGATACTTTCTTTTTCACATCTTTGAAGATACATGGAAATCACATGAAGATGTTGTTTTGAGTATGATCTGTAATAAGCTAGGTAAAAATGTAAATAAATTACATGCCAGAAAATTAAAAATCAGAGAAGTCGGGTCGTCTGAAAGGCGACAATTCTTTGAAAATAATCATATTCAGGGTAAAGATTATTCGGTCATATCTTATGGGCTTTATGACGGCGAAACTCTTGTTTCGTGTATGTCCTTCGCCAAATCTCGATATGATAAGTCTGTAAAGTGGGAGTTGATGCGATTCGCCAACAAAATATATTTTAATGTTGTTGGGGGATTTTCTAGACTATTAAATCATTTTAGAAAATTGTATGATGGTTCTATTATATCGTTTTCTGATGTATCATACAGTCAGGGAAATATATACAGGTCGAATGGATTTACTTTGGCCGGGATTATTCCTCCTGACTATTCATATATGAAACATTTTGAAAGGCGTATCAGAAAGGAAAATTTCCGAAAGAACAGATTAAAAAGTATATTCAAAGATGTGGATATTAACATGTCTGAAAGGGAAATAATGTTTCTTAATGGGTATAAGAGAATATGGAATTGCGGCATGAAGAAGTGGGTATTAATGTGAAATACGGAAGTCTCCTGACGTTAATTTATGTTAATATCCATATAGCTTCGATTTCTGTTAGTCCCTCTCTGGAAGGGTGTGGATCGTGAGCTAGTTTTCCGTTGCTCATTATTACAATATGTTTACAACCACGACTAGCAGTACCAGAAGCTAGGTAATATCTAAGAGGAATTGGAGGGGTTTTGTCTTTCCATGGGCCAGAATTCATTATCGGAGTCACACCACGATTTATCATGAATGCCTGCCAATCTTCATACCAATCACTACCGGGTTTTAATTTAACAAAATGTGGAACTTCGTTTCTGTCTAATTCTAGTATAGAAGCTGTCACCGCCCTAACACAATCTCCTATCTCACCTTTATCATAAAAATATTCTTGATCTACTGGTATCATAAAAAATACTCCCAAAGTTGCCTCTGGGAGTATTTATTGTCTCTTGTTCGATCCTTTTTCTGGGTATTCCCCAGAAAAATTATGTATTAACCCATAAGATTTTTTACGATTATACGATTGTAGAAGAGGTTCGAATCCTGAACCAATGCACCCTGACCGACTGTCGCACCCTGAGCGAATGGGTTGGCTACCATTCCATAACGAGTCTTGAAGGCAATCTTTGGCTGAAGTGTGTTTGGATCGATAGCCTTTAGAAGCTGTAGAGGAACGTATGGGCAGTAGAATAGTCCTGCGTCAAACGCTGTCTGACCCTTGTAACCAATGGTCATGTAATCGCCGGTTGAATATGGATCGATATAGACTTTGTAACGACCATTGAGGATACCAGCGAATGTGTTGCCAGTGTCATCGATTTCAAGCTGGTTGCCGTCTAGCTTAGGTGTATACTGTAGAACACCAGCAGCCTGAAGAGCGGAAGCCACGTTTGAAGAGCAGATTAGGAAGTTACCCTTGCCACGTCGAGTATTCTTGGCAATTGCGTTGGCTTCTAGGTCGAGACGGAACATAAGACCCTTGAACTTTTCAATCATCCAACGTCCATCGGAATCAAGGTCAAGATCGAACACGCCGGTTGCAGTCGTACCAGACTGAGCACCAACAGAAGCAGTAACGTTAATTGTACGAACAACTTCACGGTTGATTTCGGCAAGTAGTTCCGCCGACAAGAAGTCAGATAGAAGTGACTCGGCGTCGAGACCATGAACAGCACGTAAGTCCTGTGCAAGTTCGATTGAGTATTCGGCCTTCAATCCACGCTCCTTGGCGTTGACTGTCGTCTTTTCAATACTGATGGCGATTTCTGGGAATACTGAGTTACCGAATCCAAGACCTTCGGCTGCTGCTGTATTCATACCACCAGCGTAGTTATATGTTGAGTTACCAGCGTTGTTTGAAACACCGGGAAGACCTGAAAGGTTACCAGCAGCACCACCGGGGACTGTTGAGTTGGCGTAACCAGCACCACCAGCACCGTTAACAGTTACGTTAGCGCCGGGGAATGTTGACCAACCAGTATTTACTTCGTTGTAGAAGTTTTCAGTTCCAGACATTGAACCGTAACGTGAACGAAGCGCGAAGATTAGGCCTGTTGGACCAGTCATTGGCTGAACACCGCAAATGTCATAAGCAATAAGATTAGGCATTGTACGACGAACGAGCGAGATTAGGATTGGATCGAAGGTATCGATTGGACCCGAACCCGTTGTTGAAGATGAAGAACCCATCGCGTTGGTTGGGAATTCTTCGTTCATGAGACCGAAGCCCATCCCCATGTTCTTGGCTTCACGAGTCGCATTCTTGGTATTTTCAAGAAGACGAGCAGTAACCGCCTTTCGGTAGTTATTCTTGATTGGATCAAGATCAGTATGCTCTAGAATTGGAGCCCACTTCTTTGTGAGTGTTTCTGAAGGTGATTCTGCTAGGTAACTCATTTTTTCTTCTCCTTGTTATTCTTTAATTTTATTTATTATTTTTGTTTTTTTAAGAATTAGAACGTGCCGGAACTGAATCTCTTGTTCTTGGCGATTGCATCCATTGCTGACTTCATTGAAGGGTCAACAGTTTCAGAAACAATATTGGTGTCGGTTACAAGATTCTCGGTAACAATATTCGAATCCTTGGTGACTGACTTAACTAGACCTTCCTTGATGGTCTTGACTTTGGCCCTGAATGATTCCTCATTCTCAAAGTCAACGTTTTCAAGAACTGTCTTAAGCTTCTGTCTTTCAGGGAGAGTAAGAGTTACTGTGGCTTCCGCTACAATCTTATCTTTCTTGAAAGAATTAATTTGCTTGTCCTTGGCGAGGCTTTCGTTCACGGCCTTGTTTAGTTCTTCTGTTGACTTGTTATAGTCGGTAACAAGACTTTCGTAAACGTCGAGACGTTCGTCAGGAATTTCGATGTAATGCTCCTGAAATAGAGTCTTCAGACCATCAATAAATTCTGTGGTTAGTTCGTTACGTAGTGTTGACTCGATGGCAACTTCGTTATCTGTCATCCACTCTTCAGTAATATGACCAAAGTAACTGTCGATGGTTTCCA